TATCTTTCAAATCTTTCTTTAGATGTTTCATTACTCCATGGATACCTCTGCCCTTAATACATGAATAAGTATGTGAAATGAATATCGGAGTCCATATATCTTCGAGGATATTCATTATCGCATGATGAACAACACGATCACGGAAAGGGAGCCGGTATATTTCACGTTCCTTAGGATCATGTATGATAAAAGTTTGATATTCAGAAGTAACGTATTTACCTTCTGACAGTTCCTTATGAAGGGTATTTATGTTGTCATCCAATTCTTTCTCAAATTGAATGACCCCATAAGTATTTCCCTTGCCTTTTCTTGCTTTGGTATATGCAAGGTAAAGGTTATCAATGTCACAAATACGATAGTATAAATTTCCAAATCGTTTCATAAGCCTTTGTTTCTAATAAGAGTCTTCGGATAAGCCCTACCGACACCGTTTGAATTGTTATTTTCCACCAAGAGGTGAGGCCCCTGCCCATTGGATTATTGTAACATAGGTGAGACCTGCTACCTGCATTCGCATTTGCATTATCGTAATTCGAATCGTTGAAAGCGAAAGAGGAAGGAGACAAGGACAGGCAACCTTTATATCCTATCCTATCTGGATATCTTTCCAAATATCAATAAATTGCTCTGCTGCATAATTTGCAAGCTCGCGTGTCCGAAATTTAAGGCGAGACCCGCTACCCGCATACGCATAAGCACAATCGTAAAACGAACCGTCGAAAGCGAAAGAGGAAGGAGACATTTCAAACCAAGGATAATACTTATATTCATTATAATTATCCCAATCAGGAATCCATCCCTCGTTAAGGGCTTCTGCAATTACAATCATCTTATACTGTGCCTCAAAATGTTTGCGCATGTCAGTGGGAAGATTGGAAAAGTCAGGAACATCCGGTCTGCCGGTCAGCTTACGGGCATCCTCAAACGTTTTGACTAACTCTGTAATCTTTTTATTTTCTTTTTTCATGATGATAATATTTAGTTAAATAATGAACTGTTTCCAAAGGTCAATGAATTGTTTACCACAATACTCTGACAATTCTTTACTTTTCAAGCAAAGGCGAGACCCGCTACCCGCATCCGCATAAACATAAGCGCAAAGCGAATCGCAGAAAGCGAAAGAGGAAGGAGAACCATTAGTCTTGAACCACGGGTACCATCTATATACACTACTATCACATACATCCGGTACCCAACCTTCGTTAAGGGCCTTGATAATGGTTACCAACTTTTGATAAGCAATATCATGTTTAGTAAGACCGAGTTTCATCAACTTATTTTCATCAAGAGGACTGGTACTTAATTCGCGACATGCATCTTCATAGGTTTTAACTCTATCTGTTATCTTTTGAGAGAAAAAATCTTTTCCAAAAGACTCTTCCAAAATAGATTTTAACTCGCTGGAACCACTTTTGTAGAGTTCTCTAGCTTTTTGTTCACTGATTTGCAAAGTTTTCATTGTCAATTTTATTTTTAAGTTTCTTACTAATTTTCCTGCATTGTCTTGCTTTATCACACTCACAAGGCTTCTTACAATATTTATCAATTAGCTCTGCACTCTTATCAAGAAGCCGAATAATAGTCTGTACATCTGTTTTGCATACTTCCATTGCCTTTAAGTATATGTTTGCGAATCCAAGAGAAACCACCATATATCCATTTATTTTGTTTGCACAATAATATCCTATCACCCTTGGGGTAGAATATAACCCAGCCAAATCCTTTTTTAGGAACAATGAATTCGAATCCATAATCATTTCGTTGAATAACTTCATAGCCTAAAGATTTGATGGCAGGAAGGGTTGAGTTTACAAATTGACTATAGCGTTCTTCTCTTCGCTGTTTTACAAATTGTCTGTATTCTTTTCCAGCTTCACTCATGGCAATTCTATTTTATCAAAATCAATACCTTTTTCATTCATGAAGTCACCCAAAGCAATGATATTCTCACGGGTAGTAGTAACCTTGAAAGCTCTCGTTAACAGCTCAGGCTGTTGTACTTCGGGATGATTAATAAAAGGAGGTTGTTCGTTGGCTTTTTGTCCTGCCATGGCAAACGGATTGATCGGACGGGATTTGGCTTGTTCTACTTCAGCAGCTTTACGGGCTTCTTCGGAAGCCCTTCTTTCCTGCTCTGCCTTGATGCGCGCCTCTTCTGCTGCTTTGGCACGCTCACGCTGCTCTTTCAGACGGTTGGCATACTGAATGGTGGATGTGATGTTGAGCGTATCCATATAATAAGTACGGAGGACATCGAAATCCTCACCAAACCCCTTTAAGGTAGAAAGTTCGTTCTCTACCTTAGCAAATATAGCATCAATGTCAGAACAAACAGATTTCATACTGGATGACTTGTTGAGCCATTCAGACCTGAAAACCTTGTTAAAGTCTACAAGATTTACGTTCATTCCATCAAAGTAGGTCTTGATAGTGGCTTTCTTCTTGTCCTTGTATTGCTGCTCGTTCTGCTTGACTACCGTGTCAATCCTAGCAGAGCACTCACCAATAAGTTTTACGGTTTCGGTTACAACGTCCTTGAACTCCCCGAAAGGTTTCATAAACTCTTTCTCTATTTCAAGACGTTTGGAGTTGAGAGCTTTGGCCGCTTTGTTTAGAGCCGCTTTATCTTTTTTTGCTTGATCGATATTATCATCTGTATAATTGGAGATATCATACATTGGCAAAGCGGCTTTTACCATATCTCTGATTTGTTTTGCGTTGGTAGTAAGACTACCTAACGTCTTTTCACTCACGACCAGTTCTAGGTCGCTTTCTTGAATTGCTAATTGTGTGTTCATTGCTCTATTTTTAAATTTCTATTCCTAAAACTTTCATGCTGTTCCTTAGTTTTAAGCCACTGAAGGCATCTTTTATTTTTGGGTACAGTCAATTGTGCAACAACCCCAAGCATTTCATCAAATGATAATTGATCTGTACTTTTGTCATCAACATGTACGTCAAAACAACCATTATCTAATTGTTTAATTATAATGTCCGATTTCATCATTCAATATCCGCTATTTGGTTAATAATGTCATCTGCCATTTTGATGCGTTTCTCCATTTCTGCAAAGACCTTTTCATCTGGTAGTATACGAACAATGTGAATAGGATCTATTTGAAAAGGATTATAAGCTACAAAGTCAGTCCATCTTGCATTACAGCACATCATGTGAGCCATACACTGATAAAAGTATTCATACTTTACTTTAAGAAGCGATTCATTATCATAAACTTCGCTTTTGTACTTCATGAAAGTATTTTGGGAAGGAGATTTTATTTCTATACATCCACATTCTTCAGATTCTTCATCATAAAAGAACCCGTCAGGACTACTGGCAAAGTTTGGGATAGTGGGGTGCTTACACGACCCCACTTCTACAATATGCCTTCCAGTCAATCTAGAATACAAATCGCGTGCACTCGATTCTTGCTCTGTCCCGAATCTCATTGCTTTGCTTTCTACATTGACAGTAGACAAATATTCGGCAAATGCAATATCATCATTAACTATTTCTGGATTCATAGCCCGTTCTGCCGCAACTTGGAAAATGTAATTCTTGGCAGTGTCGCTGAACATGTCGTTTCTTCCGCTTTTCATAAGCAAGCCGACATTGCTACCAGTAATGTTTCCGAGACGCTCACGCATCCATCCTATGGTCCTTTGTTCAAAATTGTAATTCATCATATATCTTTATATTTAAATCTGTAACCATTTGATTGTCCAATTCTACCCCTACAACAATTACATATTGAGCCGAAATTTGTGCCTGTTGCATTGCCTGCTTCAATAATTGAAGGATATTCAGACAGAAACGAACCGTCTAATGAAAAGACTAATACCGCTTTACGGTATTTTTCTTTAGATTTACGCATATTTATTATAGCCTGTTTTGTTTGCTTATAACCTGTTTTGTATATGCGCTTTTTATTTGCCAATTTAGGTAGATCCTTCCCTTTATAATTTTTTTTATAGACCCATCTATACCCACCAGCTGTTTTCCTTTTTCCATTACAACAAGCTACAATATGGGTTCGTAATGCCCCTGTCTCACTTTGAGCATAATAAGGACTTTTATACTCCATGATAAAATCACCACTTATAGTAAACTGCATTACTGGAAATCCTCTAATACGGAGTTTTTCTCTTGTAGATTCTTTAAATATGCGTCCCTTGTTTAATAACCCTATCTTTTTCTTAACTTCTTCTGAATGGTGGAAACTTGGCCTACAGTTTTTCAACCATTCCCTTGTTAATGGGTTATTCATATTCTCCTTGCCTGTGCACCATCGCAAATTATTAACATTATTATCTGTCTTTATACGATTTATATGATCAATAAATGGCTTTTTATCAGGATTAGGAATAAAAGTTTCTGCTACAACTCTATGTATCCTCATGAGCTTTCGTTTACCAAAACTGGAACTAAAGCAGTACTGAGGATAGCCAAACGCGCTTAAACTGGCTTTAAGAATTTTACCTTTCCTAAACTCTATCTTTCCATCACGTTTATGCAAGTTAATATCAAGAGATTTAATTCTTCCATAGTTGGACACTTGGTATCTACCCTCATATCCAACTATATCTTTCCATATTTCACCATCATTTTCCATCATAACAGTGTTTTTTGAACAGGTTTATTATTCGCGTTATTTTGAGATTGAGTTTCTAATTGCTCCGGGTTAGGTTGTTCTTCCACCCCTGCGGCCTTAGCAGCAATTTCCGCAAGTTTATTACCTTTAGATTCTTTCCCAGTCACATCCTCGTATTCTGCAAATTTAACCTCTTGTTCTTCTTGTGTATACATTGCTCCAAGTTGAGCAGGAAAAGCTTCACGTAATGCCTGAACCTTAGCAATCTTGGAAATCATGGTGGATTTCTTTTCATTCCATATAGATTGCTTTTTGTCGTATTCGGAAAGATTCACTTTCGCTACAATAGGAAATTTACGGTCTGAACGATAAACTTCACACCATCCTCCAACAAGAACATCTGTTTTTTCATTATAGAAACATCCTTCCACCTCTACAATTTGATTATCTCTGATAAGTATGACACCAGCCTTGAAACCTTCGTACTGTTCACTTGCGTCAGCTCGTTTAAAAAAAGCCTCTTTACTGACAATCATCTGCGCCGGTTGTTGTCCAAACTTGACAAGGAATGCTTCGTTCAAGAATGGATTAAGCTGGTTAAATTTGCAAATACTAATAAACTGTACAATATCCTGATCGGATACTTGCCCGCTACCTTTCGTTAAATAGTTACGTACAATATCAAATGATAATGCTACGTCATTACCCGCAACCTGATAAATGGTCTTTCCTTTACCAAATATCGATAATGTGTCATTTTCTTGTTTTGTCAATTTGTTTTCCTCCATCGCTCAAATATTTTAAAGTTTAACAATATCTCGACAACCCCTGTATTAAGCAAAGGTTAGTTCTTTCTTCTTCTAAGTTTTTTTCCGTATATTCTGATGAAATACCAGAAGTTTCTAATTGTAGATTTATGTCTATTTCTTTTTTAACATCAGATATATCTTCTTTGATAAGTTGGATTATTTCTTCTTTGGGTGAATATCCATATTCAGGTAGATATTCAATATTACTGGACTCCACCTTTTTCAATTCAACCTCCAATTGCAATAATTCATTCACTAAATTCTGATTTGTAAGTTTCATACGTAACCCCAATCATATTAAGTATTTCTTTTAATTTTTTATTCTCTTTTTCTTTGTCTTCAAGAAGGCATTGTTCATACATGATTTTGTATGCGAATAAAGCCAAGTCTTCATGCTTCATTGCCAGTAATTCTTCTTTCGTTTTCATTGCTCTTATGTACGCTTTATTTATATGTATCTTACTTTTAATTCTACATCTACAGGTTTATCAACCATTGCAGAAAAAGAATCAAGTATTTTTTCTTTAACAAGTCTAACAGGGACATCTATAATCTTATACTCTACTAAAGAGAGGGAAATCCGACGTCCACTGTATGTTACCAATGTTACATCTTGGACAATATATGGACGTTTACTATTCATCTTCTTCCTTAAGTCTTTTTTTGTGTTTCTCAATATATAGTGAAGACCAAGAAAATATCACAAACGCAATCCAGAATAAAACTTTTTCAGGATTAGCAAGTAATATCATTACAACAAATGATAAAACCCAAATAGTCAAAAGAGGTGTTCTTTTCATAACTTATTGATTATCTATTATTTATGATGTAAAACTATATAGTTTTTGACTTTTATCCAAACGTTAAACTTGTATTTTTTGCGTCATTAACTTAGTATAACTATTTGAATATCAATTACTTCAATGTAGCATTTTTAATTACATCATAAGCATTACAATACCATCTTCCGTTTTGACGATCAGCTGGTTTCTTTTCAGCACGTATAACTCCAGATCCAACTAATCTGAATAATCGTCCTCTACCACCAACTATATCAGCAGCTTCACGTTGCCCAAACGTCTTATTGTTAAGTACAATTTTCAAAACTTCTTCACTAATCATACCATTTAATCTTTGAAAAGGTTATTTTTATGTACGTATTGAATAAACTCAGACTTTTCATGGATACCAAGCTTCAGATAAACTGACTTGATGTGATTTTTAACTGTATGTGGAGATAAATAAAGTTTATCTGCAATATCTTCATTACTAAGGCCCTCGTATACTAAGCGCATAACTCTCATTTCCGCATCTGATATACGACTATCAAATTGAGGATCACAAATGACTCCTTCATATTTACACTCTCCACGCATTGGGCAACTGACACGTTCAAAGTTAAATTTTCCTCCTTTGTCAATATCACGGGTCGTATTATCCAGTTCTCCAAAATTGCATTTACAAAACCGATTAGCCATAAGGTACTGGAAGTATGGTATATTTTGAGAACTTTTTTGATAACATTCCATCAGTGCTTTATAAGCATCCGGATAACATTCCCGTATACGATCAAGTATATTTTTTACCAATGACGTATCTTTGTCCGTAACAGGTTTGTTAGTGCCATCAGAAAACATACACCAAAGCTGATCTTCAAAGATGTAAAATTCTAAATCTTTCATTGCTCAATAGTTTTATTCAGACCATAAATCTTCAGGAGAAATTCCGGTTATTTCCGAAAGGGCAGAAACATGTTTAGGATTATTAGGCTTCATTCCGTATATAACCCAGTTTCTCGCAGCAGTAAATGATACTCCGGTCCTTTTTGTTATTTCGTTGATAAACTCAGTTTTGGGATGGGTTGAGCTAGGCAGACTTTGATAATAGCCTTTTAGGGTCATTTTACGACCTTCAGCAAGCATTTTACTTGTTTTTAATGCATCTTTCATTATCTTTGTAGTGTTATATATTAATGTCTTTGCAAATATATCAATTATAGATATAAATACACTATAAAACAGATATATTTAACTTATTTTTATATGGATAATAGATTAAAACATCTGAGAAAATATCTAAGAATGACTCAATCGCAACTTGCAGAAGTTCTATGCATGAAGCAAAATAGTTATTCACAGATAGAAATCGGGAATGTATCCCTAACAGATAAAAACAAATATTTATTAGAAAGCAAGTATCACTTAACCCCAGGATGGCTAGATGGAGCCGATGTGCCAATGTTTATAAAAGGAGATACTATAGCTGGCATTATTGAAAAAAGTGTCCCTAGAAGTAATAAAGAAAAATTAAGAGAACAAATCTTAGATGAACTTGTAGAACAAAGATTAGAACTACAGAGTAGCTCAGTCTCTATGAGCCGGGAAGTCTTTGAGCAATTATCAAGATTAACAGAAACCGTATTATCTCAGCAGAGAACCATAGAATCAATGCAAGAACAAAATAAAAAAACTCTTGCCCGTCAGGAAAATGTTGCCAGATGTGCTCATGCAAGTGGGTCGGATATTTCAACGAGCGACATAAAGAGCACAAATATTAAATAAAATAATAAAATGAAGATATCAGAAGAAGGAATAGCTATAAGTAATCGTTTTTTTGAAGCAATAGCAATGTTAAAAGCTCAAAAGAAGATTAGAGGACTGCAAACTTTCACAAGAGAACATAACCTAAATCGATGGAACGTAAACCAAGTTAAGTTCTCCCCCAATCGTTGCGTGTTAAAGCCTGAATGGATAGTCTATATACATAATGATTACGGGGTCTCTGTTGAATGGATAGTACTTGGTAAAGGACCTATGTTTGACCCCAACTGGAATGGATAAATGTGCAAAAACTTATCTACGACCTCAGTTAGTCACGCACCAATACACTATTAAACAATCAGTTAGACCGTAAATTGGATAAACATTCGTAACGCGTAGGTCGCCAGTTCAAGTCTGGCTAGCGGCTCTTTTATAAGAGATATAAAACATTCAATATAAAAGAGTTAACCATAGGAGGCAGTTTACAAAGCTATTAAAAAAAGTGCCACTGAATCACCCACGAATCATTAGGGGTGTCTGATGGGGTGTCACAAAACAATAGCTTATGGCAACATTATCATTTACTATTCTAAAGGCTAAACCAACAACAGAAAACAAATTTCCTGTCTTGTTGCGCATCTCAGCCAAAAAACAGAAGGCATATATTAAAACAGAGTATCAGTTGAATGATGTTTCAGAATGGTATAACGGGAAAGTAGTCGCCCGTACGGACGCTACAATGATGAATAAAAGACTAGCCTTTGAACTGAAAAAATACACAGAAAGGTTATCCTATATTGAGAATAACGACTGTTATACAGCATCTCAATTAAAGATGATACTTATCCAACAAGAAAACGTAGTCCCTTCTATAATCACCTTCAATGACTTTATGCGCAATCGTATAAAAGAGCTTTCGTCAGAAGGCCGGGAAAGTTATGCGAAAATGAACGAAGATACATTAAAAGTGTTCGAAGCGGCCGAAGGTGATGTGCCAATGATTATAATGAATCATATCACTATAGAGCATTTCGACAGATGGATGAAAGCAAATAATTATAGCGATGGAGGACGCCAAATTCGCCTATGTCATATTAAAGCGAGAATAAATGAAGCCATTAAAAATGGGCTACTTCGATGCGAGGCGCATCCATTTGCTTATACTAAACTTCCAACACCCGACATAAAGGAAATAGATATAAGCGTAGAAAGTGTTAGAAAAATAATCAATTGTGACGTATCACATAGCAAAAGACTATCGTTAGCAAAAGACTTATTTTTGCTATCCTTTTATCTGGGTGGTATTAACTTTGCCGATCTTATACAAATAAACTTCTCTGAGAATGACATCGAATACAAGCGACAAAAAAGCAAAGATCATAAGCGCAAAAATCGAGCAACAAGATTAAACATCATTCCCGAAGTTAGACAAATCATCAACAAATATATAACCCCAAATGGGATGTTAGATTTTGGATATAGCTACACGCAAAAGAATCTGCAATGCTATATCAATACGTGTATGAAGTTACTGGCAAAAGAGCTTCATATTGAGAATAGCTTAACTTATTACTCAGCAAGAAAAACATTCGCTCAGTTTGCGGCCGAAATAGGTATCCCCTACCCTGTCATAGAATATTGCTTAGGACATTCAATAAAAACAGGAATCACCATTAATGTGTATGTAAAGGTTAAACAGCAACAAGCGGATGCGGCTATAAAAAGGGTAGTAGAATATGTTCAAAACCCCGCAATATTCAAAGATTACATAAATTTACGCGCGCAAATGCAAATGATGATGTTATAACAAAGCAAGGCGACTGGATAAGTCGCCTTGCTTATTCCTTTTATCATCGCCCTAATCTAATACAGCCAATTAATCGCTAGGTTGTAAAATGAGGCAGAATAATGATTGCGAACGCACATATTACATCGGTATTCGACACATTTTTTCACATCAACAATAAAAGCGACGTAAAAACTAAGGCACTTCCGTCTTATCCGCCCATTACAATAGTTCTTGTTAAAAATCATTTTCTTATTATACCATAGTCAAGCATAAGGATCATCTCTATATCAATCAAGAGTTTAAGAACATATGATCTACTTTAGAAAGTTTACAATTATTTCGTTTTTTTATTTGCTCTATTTATATTTGCGATAGCAGACATTATATTTCTATTAAATATATCTTGTTTAGAAGATATTTGATTTTTGGTATTACGAACAAATGTTACGGCAGAATCTCGAAACATCTCGTTAATTTCATCAGAATTAGTCACTAATATTTGGCAATCAGTTACATAAGATTGAATTGATACATCTATATCCAATTCTCTATTAACACATCTCTCCACATCTGCAATCCTCATACTTATTTGTTTAAAGGTTTCTGTTATATCAGAAGAAGTTATTTTACCCAAACACATATTCTTACAGAAATCATTATATTCTTTTTTTAGAGTTCGCATTTCATCAATAAAAAAATCTTTTAAGGCCCTGTCATCGTTTAGCTTTTTAGGAACAGTATAAGCTAAAACAAATGCAACTAATCCCCCCATAAGGATATCTACGCCAATTGATATCCATTCAGTAATATTACATAACATAATCAACATTTAATCCATATTTTCTTTTGTAGATTACCATCAATCAATTTAAACCATGCCCGATGTTCCTTCGTTTTTTTGGGCTCCTCTTTTTTTATGCGCCTTTCTTCCCACTCTGGAATAATTTTATTAAAAATTAAATTTATCCAAATAGGTTCTTCTGCTGATATGATTTTTATATACTTTTTTACAATATCTTGCGTAAAATCATATACTAAATTCCCAATAGATTCATCCCAGAATGAAGACATGTAGCCAGCTGTATTGTCAATGTCAATTTCCAATATAGTTTGATTTTCATAGGCCATTTTAAAACTATCATTCAATATCTTGTGATAAAAGCTCTCACCAGAATCAGTTCCTTGAGTACAATATCTAGGCCCTGGATACTCACTAAAATCTTTCAATATATTTATCTGCATACCATATAACTATTTACAAATTTATACAATCGTTATCTATTACCCAAGAAAACAAAACTCCTGGGAATTTACTATTTAACAATCTGTTATTAGATTTTGTTTTAAAGTCTAAGAACACATCATTTGTTAAAACCTTTAACCCTTTTATGTAACCACTCTGAAATTTATCCAATATACAGGGTAGCCCTCTATTTCTATTAACCTCCCCGGTCATTGATCCATATTTACGTTCAAAGGCTCTATATAAAATATCGCAATTTGTTTTTCCAAATAAATATTGCTCTATATCTCTTTTATACTTCTTTTGAAGAGTCGATAAAATACCACAACCAGTATCACACATCGTGAAAGTCACACTATTATCATCATTTTTATGTAAACCAATTATCCAGTGTTTCTTTCTTCCTTTATAAGCATGCTCTACGGAATTTGCACAAATTTCCATTGCTACTGAATATGCAGGTTGGAAATGTTTCTTGGTTGAATTTAAAAATTCCATAGCCTTACTTATAACAGAACCAATATTTCGATTCCTTG